CTTGGTCTTTGCAGCAAAACACGATTGGCACGATTGCCGCCAATGCTTGGAACCACATCGCGGTGGTAAAGGTTGGCACAAATATTAAAGTGTATATAAACGGCACAAACGTATCTGGGAATGGTTACACAGTAGCAGCGTCGCTTATGACAACGTATACGGTAAATCAGATAGGTGTTTACAACGCATCGTCATATAACCTGAACGGGTACTTGGATGACATGCGCTTGACGTTAGGCATCGCCCGTTACACACAGAACTTCATCCCGCCCAGCGTGGCATTGCCAAGACAGTAAGGACAGGACATGAGTAGGGGCGACGACAATTGTTATTTATATTTGATAACAAACACCGTGAACGAAAAAGCATACATAGGCATTTCGTCTAACCCGTCCCAGCGGTTTAGTTGTCATGGCGGCTTGCATCAAGCAAGAAAAATGGCAATAGCTCGTGCTATGCGTAAACACGGTAAGTCAAGTTTCCAACTACAGGTATTGGCAAACGGTAGCCGTTCCTATTGCGAGGCCTTGGAAAAAAGAGCCATAGTGTCTTTCAATACAGCCATTCCAAGTGGATACAACATTGCAAAAGGCGGTCAGGGATGCCCACTGGTTCCATCAAGCGTGATGGATTTAAGGAATAAAAAAATAAGCGATGCCTTAAAGGGCAGGTCTTTGAGTGATGCTCACAAAAGCAAGATCGCAGCGACTTTGCGTGGCAGGCCTTTAGCAGAGGCTACAAAGCAAAAACTCAGTGCGGTGTTGAAGGGCAGAGTTCATAGCAAGGATCATAAGGAAAAGATAGGCCTTGCGTTGGCTAATAAGCCAAAAGTCAAAACCGAGGGTAGGATAGCGGGTGAAATTAAGCATAGCGAAACGCTTCGCAAGAGATGGCAAGACCCAGAATTTAGGGAAATGATGATGGCTGCACGACGCAAAAAGGTACAAAATCATGAGTAAATTTCCGGGGCGCGTGATCACTGACCTTGCACCGGCGGGGTACTCGGTCTTTTTTGATGGGACGGGGGATTGGCTACAAACGCCTAGCAATGCCGCATTTGGTTTTGGTACTGGGGATGCAACTGTTGAGGCATGGATTTATCCCACTACTGTGGCTGGAACGCAGGTATTTATAGATACTCGTGTTAGTGCTGCTGCTGGTATTGGTTTTTATCTGTCAGGATCAACACTTACTGTTGCCAAAGATTTTGCAACAAACTTACTACAAGGCGGAACTGTTACGGTAAATGCTTGGAATCATGTAGCATGGACTCGATCTGGTAGTACAAATCGTTTATTTTTAAATGGTGTGCAAACTACCAGCACAACAGATTCAACTAATTACCCCACGGCAAAATGTGTTATAGGAGCCAACGATACGGGGGGCCAAAACTTAACTGGTTACATATCGAACGTCCGTATTATCAAAGGCACCGCTCTTTACACCGCAGCGTTCACGCCGCCTACCCAGCTATTTAACATCACCAACACTCAACTACTGACCTGTAACTCGCCAGCAATCATCGATCAGAGCAGCAACAACTTCGCCATCACGGTCAATGGCAACTCAGCAGTCTCCACCTTCACCCCGTTCACGGCATACGTTCCGTACAACCCAGCCTTGGGCGCATCAACACCGGGAGTATGGACAGTTGATGAGGCGATGCAAGCCGCTGCTACTCGGCAGTGGAACATGTACGACCCGTACTTCAACCTGACAACTCTACTACTGCATGGCAACGGCACGAACGGCGCACAGAACAATACCTTCCTAGACTCGTCGAGCAACAACTTCAGCATTACCCGCAACGGCAACACGACGCAGGGATCGTACTCGCCGTTTAGCCAGACGGGGTGGAGTAATTATTTTGGTGGGACGAGTGATTATCTTAGTGTTGGAACGATAACCGCTTTAGGGAGCGGCGACTTCACTATTTCTGCTTGGGTCTACCCACAAAAAATAAGTGCGGGTGTGTTTCATGTCGGTGGACTTCCAAGTGCTGTAACGGGTGTTGCTGTCTTTCTTTCTGGTACAGCGGCAGAAGGATGGGGGTTGTACGCTAAGAATAGTCAAGCCGTTAGTAACACAGGTGCGATTACTTTAAACAAGTGGTACTACCTAACTGTTATTCGAAGTGGTACTACAACCACGCTTTTTGTTGACGGAGTTTCAGCGGTAGTCATTTCGGCTGATAACACCAACTATACGCAGACATCTCTCGTTATTGGTGGCTTTTTTAGCTCCTCGTTTTTAATATCGGGGTACATATCAAACTTTAGAATTGTAGGTTCCGCTTTAACCGCAACAGTCCCAACAGCACCATTCACTGCTGTTTCTGGCACAACTTTACTTACCTGCCAATCAAACCGTTTTATCGATAACGGAACGGCTAATTCTGGTTCTGGTTTTACTGTTACAACGGTAGGCACACCATCCGTCCAACCCTTCAGCCCGTTCCTCCCCACGGCTGCATACACCCCGCAAACGATAGGGGGTAGTGGGTTCTTTGATGGGACGGGGGATTATTTATCAATGACGATTGGTTCCTCTACTATAGGCGCGGGGGACTTTACTATTGAGCTTTGGTATTATCCAACGGCTTTCCAAAATTTTGACACTATGTTTAGCACTACAAGGGGTGCTAACGGTTTTAACATCGGCACAAACGCCTCAGCGTCAGTTGTTTGGTATAGCTCATCTGCTGAACAAATTAATTCAGGTGTGCTAAGACAAAATGCTTGGAACCATATAGCTTTTACCAGAACATCTAACACATTAAGGTTATATCTAAACGGTTCACAAACTGGCGCAACACCTACAGTTTCGACAAATTTTTCTGCCACCACTTGTTGGGTGGGAGATTTGGCAACGTCTGGAACAGAACCAGCTCAAGGATATATAAGTGGGTTGCGCGTTGTAACTCAATCATTGGCAAGCGGTTCAACATATACTGTGCCTACTGCACCGCCCACAGCAATCACAAATACGTCGCTTCTCCTCAACTTCACCAACGCAGGTGTCGTAGACAGCACCGCCGATAACGTACTGGAGACAGTAGGCAACGCGCAGATCAGCACGGCGGTGAGCAGGTTTGGTGGTAGCTCGATGTTCTTTGATGGGAATGGGGATTATTTATACCTTCCGAGCAACAGAAACTTGGAACTTGGTACGGGGGACTTCACGCTAGAGTGTTGGGTGTACGCAACTTCCACTCCGTCAGACGTAGGCATATTTGAAAGCCGAACAGATGGAAATACCGCAACAACAAACGGATTTACTTTAACCGCATTTTCTTCAAGCGTTATCAGAATCTATAGCGGTGCGATTCTAATTTCTTCCAGCGGAACATCTTATGTAAACACTTGGTGTCATGTTGCTGTTACTAGGGTTTCCGGCACATTTAATTTATATATCAATGGTGTGAGCCAAGGTACGAGTGCGACTTCAAGAACGCTATCAAATACTGATGCGATTATTGGTGCTGGTAGATATGGTGGAACAAGCACAATAAATGCGTTTTTCCCCGGTTACATCGACGACTTCCGCATTACCAGAGGTTACGCCCGCTACACCGGCAACTTTACGCCACAGACATCGCAGTGGCAGGATCAGTAAGGAGTAGGAAATTGACCCGTTAACCCTGCTCGCTGCTGCAAACGCCGCTGTTGCGGCAGTAAAGGCCGGTTGCAAACTTTACAAAGATATCAAGGGCGCGGCGGGGGATGTAAGCGACGTACTGAAGGACTTGAAGGAGCAGTACAACAAGATAGTAGACCCGACGCCGATACAGAAGCAGCAGTACAACGCGGAAGTGCAGCGGGTGCAGGAGATAGCCAAGGCTGATCCGAACGACGTATTTACGGACATCGGCACTCAGTTAGGCGCGTTGATGGATACCCATGACGAGATCGCCAAGCTGTTGTTGAAGGAGCAGTTGGAAGCCAAGACGGTATACAAAGGAGAAGACAGCATTGGTAAACGGGCGTTACGCCGGATACTGATCAATACAAGGCTGGATGCGATATGGGCTGAAGTCAGAGAAACCATGGTGTACAAGGCCCCACCGGAGTTGGGTGCGCTGTGGGGTAAGTTTGATGAGATGCGGCAGAAGATCATCGCCGAGCAGGAGGTAGCCCACGCAGAGGAACTTAGACTGGCTCAGATAGCATCATGGCGACGCAGAAAAAGAATAGCGGAAATCAAGTCAAAGGCGGCGTGGGTTTCGGCAGTGGTGTTCGTAGTTATATGGGCGGTGGGTCTAATGTGGCTAACAGCGAGAAGTCTGACGCAGAGAACGTACCTTGGTCACTGATTGTCGTGGTGATGGCTGTTCTTCTGATGTTCTTCATCATCATGCCAATATTAGCTTTTATGTACTACGACATGTACTTTGCAACACAAGCGGCGGTGACGGAAGTTCGCAAGATGCGGGAACTGCGCAAAGAGATACAGATTGAGAGGATGTACGGGAAATGATCACACTTGCTCAATTTAAGAAGTTCGCCCCGCATACCAAGTATGCCCAGCAATGGTACGACACATTGTTTGGACCGCAGACAGAACTGGGCGGCAAGTCGTTGCTTGAAGAATACGAAATCAATACGCCAAAGCGTATTGCAGCGTTCTTGGCTCAGTGCGGCCATGAGTCGGGCGGCTTTGTCTTTGTCACCGAGAACCTAAATTACTCTGCATCGGGTCTGATGCGCGTCTTTCCGAAGTACTTCCCTGATACGGCCACGGCAAAGCAGTACGAACGCAATCCCGTGAAGATCGCCTCGCGTGTGTACGCCAACCGCATGGGCAACGGCAATGAGAACAGCCAAGAGGGGCATAAATTTCGCGGACGAGGCATCCTCCAGCTGACGGGCAAGGATAATTATTTTTGGTTTGGTGCATCGTTGGACATGACCCCTGAGCAGGCGTCGGAGTACCTAGAGACGTTTGAGGGCGCAGCGCAGAGTGCGTGTTGGTTCTGGGAGACGAATAAGTTGAATCGCTTTGTGGATGGCAATGACTTCAAAGGTTTGACCAAGGCGATCAACGGTGGCTATATTGGATTGGCAGATAGGGAGCATCACTATGAAGTGGCACTCAATATGTTTGGTTCTGATACTCGCTTGGCTTAGTGGGTGTGATCGCTATCGATACGAGTGTCAGGACCCAGAGAACTGGGAAAAGAAGCAGTGCAAAAGGCCATATTGTTCGTCCACGGGCACATGCCCAGACCAACTTGTTAAACCTGAAGATGCAAAGGTAGAGACAAATGAACCCGCTAAAGTTGATCAGCCAGTTCCTTGCACTAACACAGGAACAACACGATGCGGTAATTAAGTTTTGTATCGCGGTCACGTTCTGTTGCACCGTGATCATCATGGTGGGCGTGTCACTTTATAGTGTCGTTTTTGTAACACAACCGATGACGGGGATGGCCCCAGCGGATAAACAGTTTTTTCTCATATTGAGCGATATGTCGAAGTACATCCTCGGGAGCCTCGCGACCCTCCTCGCGGTCAAGGGCAAGGACGCAGTTCAGCAGTTCATCCCGCCGGGTTTGTCTACGGAGAAAGAGCGCGCCGATATACCGCCACCTACGCCGCCTGCGCCTAAGCCCGCTGCGCCCGTGCAAACGCCAGTCGCGCGTGTGGAGCCAACGATTGACCCAATCAGTTCAGCGCCGCCTGTAGCTACAGGCTACAACGGCAAACCAGCCCCTGTGCAACCCCCTCATCCGGAGATCAACTAATGTTTATCTATCTACGCATGGCTCTTACGGTTTTGTTAAGTGCGGTCTTGGCGTTCCAGATTCACGCAGCGGAGACGAAAAAGGTCTGCAACACCCAGAAGGACAAGAAGGGTAAAGAGGTGCAGGTCTGCAAGGAGATCAAAGTCCATAAAAAATTGGACGGCACGAAAGTCCCGCCAAAATGATGAATCCATGGGTAATACTGGCCTTTGTGTTAGCTGTTGGCGCAGCGGCTGGGGGCGGGTATTATCAAGGGAATACTGCGGGTAAAGCGGTTGTGCAGCAGGCGTGGGACAAGGAAAAGGCGGAGCAGTACGCTGCCTACGCCAAAGGACAGGAAGAAGCGCGTAAGCGTGAACAGGCAATGCAGGAAACGGCGGATAAGCTGCGGAAGGAGAAGGATGTTGAGATCAAGAACCTTAATGCTCGCGCTACCGCTCTTACTAACAGCCTGCGCGACCGGCAGGAGCGCCCCGCCGATGGCAGTGCCCTGTCCAGTTCCTCCGGTGCTGGATCGCGTGGATGTACCGGAAAAGAGCTTTACCGAGAGGATGGGGAGTTTCTTGTTAGGCTCGCCAGAGAAGCAGACGAACTCCGTAGCGCCCTCAAACAGTGCTACCGCCAATACGAAGCAGTAAGGTGAGAGATGGCTTATTTCAGATTAGCGTTAAAGCCGGGTATCGATAAACAGAATACCGAATACGGCGCAGAGGGCGGATGGATCGATGGTGATTACATCCGCTTTCGTTATGGATTGCCGGAAAAGATCGGCGGCTGGACGCCGTTTGCCGAGAACAATGCTTACCTTGTTGGCATGTCTAGTGACATCCATACGTGGAATGACCTCTCTGGCGCACCTCACGTCTTGGTGGGCACTAACAAGAAGTTGTACGGTTTTTACGGTGGCACGTGGACGGATATCACGCCTTTACGTGCAACAACTGCACCGGGTGGCGTCACTTTTGCCGCAACATCGGGAAGCAACATCGTCACCGTCACTGATCCTGCGCACGGCGCGATTCGAGGTGACTTTGTCACTTACAGCGGTGCGAGTGGCTTAGGTGGCGCGGTCACAGCGGCTTATCTGAACGCTGAATTTGAAATTCAAGAGATTCTTGGCGTAAACACGTACACCATTCGAGTAGGCGTTACAGCCACAGGCGCTGATTCTGGGAACGGTGGAGCGTCAGTAATAGGGGCCTATCAAATCAACACAGGCTCTGATATCAGCTACTTTGACTATGGTTGGGGCACGGGTACGTGGAGTTTGTCCACATGGGGTACGCCACGTCCAGCTTCTGCGGGCTTGTCGTTGAGCTCGCGTGTCTGGCAGTTTGATAGCTATGGCGAAGATGTTGTTTGCCAGATTGCTGATGGCGGTATCTATCTATTCGATACCAGCGCGCCGAATGATCGGGTGCTTCCTATTTCTGGCGCGCCAACCAAGAGCAAATACGCTTTGGTATCTACTCCAGATAGGCATTTAGTCTGCTTTGGCACGGAAAGCGTTATCGGTTCCTCGCCCACGCAGGACCCGATGTTTGTGCGATTCTCTAATCAAGAGGACATAAACACTTTTGCTGAGAGTGTCACAAATACCGCCGGGGGCCAACGACTAACGGACGGTAGTGAGATCATCACCGCTGTTCGTTCACGTGGTCAGATTCTAATCTTCACAGACACTTCTTTACACGGCATGCAGTATGTTGGGCCTCCGTACACCTTTGGCTTTCAACAGCTAGGAGCCAACTGTGGATGCCTCGCGCCTCACGCAGCAGCGGATGTCAACGGCGTGGCGTTTTGGATGGGCACTGAGGCGTTTTACGTGTTTGATGGTACGGTCAAAAAGATGCCTTGCACGGTGCAGGATTATGTCTTTAAAGACATTAATCTGACGCAAAAAGAGAAGTTTCACGTTGGCGTGAACTCGCAGTTCAACGAGGTTACGTGGTGGTATTGCTCTGCAAATTCGAACTATATCGACCGCTTCGTGACGTTCAACTATCTCGAAAGCGTGTGGTCAGTGGGCACCTTGTCACGAACTGCGTGGACGGACATCGGTACGTTTGTGCGTCCGCTTGCAACAAACTTCCTGCAAAACAGCAATGCAGCCACGATCTCAACGATCTATGGTTTAACGGCAGGGCGCTCGCGTGTCTACAACCAAGAAGACGGCGTCAATGCCGACGGCTCACCGATCATGTCCTTCATTAAGTCGGGCTACTTTGACATCGGCGATGGCGATAACATGCTGTACATGCGCCGGTTTATCCCTGACTTTAAGAATCAGGTGGGCGATCTGACCGTGCGGTTGCTGCTTCGTCCTTACCCGCAGGCTCCGGCAAGCCCTAGTTCGTTGGACCCCTATGTCATTGCACCGGGGACAGAAAAGGTTGATACACGCGCGCGCGGTCGGCAAATCAGTTTGCAGATTGAGAGCGACGAAGTAGACAATAATTGGCGGTTTGGTACGTTGCGCGTTGATGTGCAGCCGGATGGCTTGAGATGAGTAAGATCACCAACGTCCGTCTGCCTAACGCGGCGACGCAGCAGTACAGTCCAGAGCAGTTTAACCAGCTGGTTCGTTCACTAGAACAGGTCATTCTGCAGTTAAATAACACGTACTCGCCTATCGTCACGGAGGACAAAGATGCTGCCCTTACATGGTATGAATCTGGCGGCGGACTTATGGATGACACTGGTATGACTATTCCTGTATCGATTGGTGGCACGAATACCGACGCTTTTGGGCGACTGCGAGTAAGTGAACCCTACACGTTGTTTGACAGTCAGAATCGCTACGCTGCTGACAATCAATTCGACACGAGCCTAAGTGGCACAGGATCAAGTACCTATAACGCTAATCAAGCCAGTATGAGTCTGGCGGTGACAGGCGGCGGCGTTGGTTCTGTAGTACGTCAAACATATCGTGTTTTCCCCTACCAGCCCGGTAAAGGGTTGTTGGTGTTAGCTACGTTTGTCATGGACAACGGAACATCTGCCAACCTTAATCAAAGTGTTGGGTATTTTAATACTCAAAACGGAGTGTTCTTTCGTCGAACGGGTGGTGTGAATGCATTTGTAATGCGCTCCAATACTTCTGGAACACCCAGCGATGCGCGGTTTGCCAATCAAGCGGATTGGAACGGTGACAAACTGGATGGTACGGGCGCGTCTGGGTATACGCTAGACCTTGAACACCCACAGATTTTGTGGATGGACTTTGAGTGGCTTGGTGTTGGCTCAGTTCGATGTGGCTTTATTATTGATGGGCAGTATGTTGTTTGCCATACGTTTGATACTGCTAACGTGTATGGCACTACGGTTTATATGACCACGGCTATCTTGCCTGTGCGCTATGAAATTACTACAACAACGGCTGCGGTAGCTGCAACCCTCACACAAATCTGCTGCTCGGTGGTGTCAGAAGGCGGCTTTGAGCAAACGTCGATTGACCATGTGGCGCGACGCACCACGATTTTAAATACGATAGGAACAACCTTTTTGCCTTTGGTTTCCATTCGTTTGGCTCCGGGCCGAACCGGTGCGGTGGTGTTGCCAAACCGAATTCAAGCTCTTCCGACAACCAGCCAAAACTACGAAGTGGTTTTGGTTAAAAACCCTACGCTAACTGGAGCGACATGGGCCTCTACAGTGCCTTCGGACTCCAACGTGGAATTTGATGTAGCGGCAACGGCTATGACAGGCGGCACGATTGTGCAGTCAAATTATCTTGCGTCTAACACTGCCGGGGGTACGGGGGGTACTAGTTTTGATAACGCCTACAACTTTGATTTGCAGTTAGGCGCGACTATTGCCGGGGTGAGCGACGTTTACACGGTGGGCATTCGAACGGTCTCAGGAGCCACAACCGGTGATGCCTTGGGCTCGTTATCCTTTTATGATTTGACTCAATAATGGCTAATAAGTACTTACGCAAATACCTGATCCCGGCTGCTGCCACGGAGACAACGATCTACACCGTGCCGGACGCGAACACGGGGATCATGCGTTCGTTGCGAGTGACTAATGCAGGTGCGTCGAGCGCGCTAATCACAGTGACGCAGTATGTATCGGGTACTCCGCACTTTTTGCAAAAGGTGAGGGCACTACCGGTCAACGACACCTTTGATGTCTTCAACGGGATTCCTTGCATTATGGAAGCCGGGGACATTCTCAAAGTGACATCGTCTATTGCGACTGTGCACTTCTATTTAAGTTATCTTGAAGTGGACAGAAACTGATGAATTACCACATAATTACCGGCAATTCCGCGTCCTTTCCCGGCGCGCGACCCCGCACGAGGGTCTATTGCCACTTTGGAAAGGATTATCATGGCTGAAGCGATGCAGGGCGTCATGTCTCTAGCCCCCGAAATGGGTGGTATGGGCGGCGCTCCCAAGAGTTATTTGACCCCTGAAGACGAAGCGACGTTAACGCAGCTTCAAAACTCAGTCTCTCCTCAAGATTTCAACAAAGAGATGTTCAACGCTGCGGAGCAAGCTGACCCGCAAGCGGTGGCACAGTTGCGTTCTATGCTGCAAGGCTTACGCTTGCCGCAGGAACTCATCGATTTGATGAAGGAGATGGTGGATGCGCTTCTGCAGGAACCTGCCAAGTACGCAGAAAACCGTGCGGAATTAGTTAAAGAAGGAGTGCCAGAGGACCTCTTGCCGCCAGAGTTTGATCCAACCTATTTGATGGCTTTGGACATGGCCTTGGATCAGGTCTCACAACCTGTGGTTCAAGGCTTTGCCGCTGGTGGATTGGTCAGAAATCCGATTTCTGCAGGTATCGCCAGCCTTGGCCGTGGCGGCGACAGAATATTGGCGCACATCACCCCGCGTGAGGCACGTATGCTCATGCGCGCGGGCGGCGCAGGAACGATTAACCCTATCACGGGTCTGCCTGAGTTCTTTCTCAAGAAGTTAGCAAAGGCCGTGGGCGGGGTCTTTGTAGGCGCAGGCAAAGCTATTAAAGGGGCCTTCCGAGGCATTGGTAAGGCTATTAAAAAGTTTGCCAGTAGTACGATAGGACGCATTGTCACGTCAGTGGCGCTGGGCTTCCTCTTAGGCCCAGCGGCGGCAAGTCTGTTAGGGGTGACATCAAGCGTGGGCGTAGCAGCCATTGGCGGCTTTATCGGTTCTGCTGGGTCAACCTTGTTGGCAGGCGGCAGCGTCGGTGACGCACTGAAGGCCGGTGCCATGGGTGGTATTACCGCAGGCGCATTCTCTGGCGTAACCGGTGGCATGGGGGCCTTTAAAGCAGGTTCTTACGCAGGTCCTACGACGGTGTCGGGTTCGTGGCAGCAGTTTACTGAGAGCCTTGGTGGTAAATCTGCAGTAGATGCAACTAAAGGTATTGGTGCGGTGGACGACGCCGCTGCCGCAGGTAAAGCGGCGGGTGTTGTGGATGAAGCAGCGGCGGCAAGTAAGGCAGCGGGTGCTGTAGATGAAGCAGCGGCTGCAGGTAAGGCCGCGACTGCGGATGAAATAGCTACTTCGTCAAGTTATACAGGACCTGCGAGAAGCCCCTCAACCATTCCTTCTGGACAGGGCACTAACCCCTACGATCTTTACGATTACGATCCAATAGCTACTGAAATACAAAAAGGTTATCTAGCGGGTGGTAAACCTGTAGGCACTGTTCCAAGCGTTGCCTCGCCTGTGACAAACCTCTCAAGCTACACAGGTCCCACAACACCGCAGCCTGCTCAACTCTTAGGCACAGGGCCCGCAGTTCCTGCGCCTACCGTTGCGCCTACTGGGGGTCCCAACTACCTGACAGATTCCTTGGATAATTTCGCAGGTGGAACAAATGCTCCTATCCCTGCTCCTCCGAAAAACTACTTACTAGAGTCCCCTTCGACGATGGGTGGTCCCAACATGACCCCTGTCGCTGCACCTGCTGGCGGTGCGGCCCCTTCACAAGGGGTCATGGATTTAGTCAAGGAAGGTAAATTCATAGAGGCAGGCAAGACGGCTGGATCAAAGGTTGGTGACCTGTATGACGAATACCTCTCGCCAAGCGGAATACAACAACGCGGCTCAGCCGAAGCTTTAAATAAAACAAAAGAAGCTTTTCCCGGCTTGTCTACAGAACAGATCATCAATGCCCCAGCAGGTTCGGTTATTGCCAAGACTTACGAAGCAAATTTACCGGGCATGCTGGCAACTTACGGCCCACTCGTCGGAACAATTGGCGGCGCGGCCTATCTGGGCGGCGCATTTGACGTAGAAGAGCCACCAAAACCAGACATCCCTGTCTCCGGGGCAGAGCTCTATCGTCGAGACCCTTACCTCATTACGCCGGATGTCCGCACCGTATCGGCCTCTACTGGCACCCCTTATCGTTATGCAACGGGCGGTGTCGCTAGTCTGGCGCGGGGAACTTCGAGTTACCCACGCAAGACAGGTCCGATTAACGGCCCCGGCACAGGTACTTCGGATTCGATTCCTGCAATGCTCTCAGACGGCGAATTTGTGTTCACCGCAGCAGCAGTTCGTGCCATGGGCGGTGGCTCACGGCGCAAGGGCGCAAAGCGTATGTACGCCTTAATGAAGGCCTTGGAGAAGAGGGCATAAGCCATGGCAACTGAATATCAAGTACAAACCATTCAGGAAGCGCCTGAGATTGAGAAGGCGCGACTTGCCCTACTTAAGACAGCAGAGCGAGAAGTATCTAAACCACTCGCCCTCCCCGGCTATGAGATTGCGGGGCTTGGCGAAGGACAACTTCAAGCTAAATCGCTGGCTCAACAAGGCGTGGGGTCCTATCAGCCTTTCTTAACAGAAGCCGAAAAGGGCATGGCTGCAGGACAGCAGCTGACACAACAAGCAGCGCAGGGCATCGCAGGATTGAATGTTTCACAGCCTCTGCAGGCAGCATACGGCGCACTTCAAGCAGGCGCAGGTGCAGCAGGTAACTTGGGGACATTAGCGGCTACAGCAGGGCAAGGTCTGCCTACGGCAGCGTATGGGGCATCTATGCTGCCCGGTGCGGCAAGTGGCTACGATCCTTCGCAAGCTGCTGCGTACATGAACCCTTACCAACAGCAAGTCACTGCCAACGCGCTGCAAGAGATGCAGCGTCAGGCCGACATTGCAAGACAGGGACAGGCGGCGCAAGCGGTGCGCACTGGCGCGTTTGGTGGCACACGTGAAGGTGTACAACGTGCAGAGACGGAACGTGGCTTGATGGATGTCATGGGTCAGCGCATTTTGCAAGACTACTCACAGAACTATCTCCAAGCACAACAGGCCGCGCAACAGGGCTTTGAGTCGCAACAACAGCGCCAGCTGGCAGCAGGACAGGCACTAGGCCAGATGAGTTTGTTGCCTTCGCAGATTGCGGGTCAGCAGGCAAACATCTTGGGTAACCAAGCCAATATCTACGGCCAACTCGGTCAGGGCATCGGCAGTCTAGGTCTGCAACAGGGTCAGTTTGGCCTGCAACAGGGCAGCACACTGGGTGGTTTGGGTGCACAACTTGCTACGCAGGCGGGTCAGCGCGCCAACTTGGGCGCGATGCA